TCTTCCCCCCCTTAAAACTAAAGGTAAAAAAAAGGAGGCTTACGCCTCCCCTTGTTAATCAAATAATTCCTCGCAGAAATCTTCAAGCCCTATTGAATCTTGATAACTTGCAACTTGGCTAGAACCCCCCCAAGATCCCTCAACCGTTTTTGTAACTGTGTTGATGTAGATATTCGGGCCACCAAAGGCAACTAATAACTCAGCCCCTCGGAATGATTTGTCTTGGTGACATATCCAATTAATATCAAGAACGCTTTCGAACCAATCGGAAACCGTTGGCTCATCATCGCCGTCCAAGTCGTAATTTTCAGCTTTTAAACCTAAGCGTAATTCATCAGCATAAGCCCAAACTATGTTTTTTAATTCCTTATCCATCATTTTGCACCCCTTATTTAATTGATATAAATTCAAAATGGTCTTTGACAAACTTCTTTTCCTTTTCTGTTGCGTCTTCCTCAAAATGAGAATTTAAAAAATAATCTTCTAACGGGTTTTCTGCTCTTGCTTTTCTAATCTTCTCTTGATGTTTATTTTTCATTTTGTATTTTTCCTTATATAAATGAAACTTAATTATAACATTAGTTTACATATTAAACTAAAATAAAATCTAGCCTTTTAGTACTCAAGGCGATAGACTTTGATACCTGTTACTACCCCCTAAAAAAATGATCTGTAGGATCAAATGATCTAGATCCTCTGTAGGATCAAAAAAAGGAGGCTTTCGCCCCCCCTTGTTAATCAAACTTTCCTAATAGACAATCTCGCAGGGTTCTCATCTCGCTATGCCACTCTTGGCCACAACAATAGCCAACAGGATAATTGGCCTGATTTCGATGAAACTCTACACGCTTATAAATCCCGTGATCACTCCAGAGACTTAACGGAACTTCTACAAGTCTTCGAATAGTTGCTTTTGTGTTTGCTCTGCACCCTTTAGTTATCATCGAAGCGTATTCGTTTTTCTCTTGCTCTGTTAAATCTACCGGAACTGTAAAGTCGTTACGTTCTGGAAATCTTGCTTTATATATTCTGTTACTTAAATTGTCTTCCATTGTTATTTACCCCCTCTTGTTTTTAATTCTTGTTTAGCTAGTAATACTCTTTGATTTTCTTCTTCTGTATTTAACCATTTGTGCATTGATAATGCTTTAATCATATTTTTTAAAGCATAAGTTGGTTGTGTTTTTATATTCATTTTGTTACCTCTCATATAATAATAAAAAAAGGATCAAACAGGCCGAAACCCATTTGACCCCCCACAGGAAACCCTATCCATAAAAGTATATTAAAATCATTGGTAGCAATGGTAGAAGCATTGCAATGGTTATTAAAGTCCAAGACCTGATAGTTAAGCGTCGTTCCATTTCTTCATAAGTTTCATCTTTCATTCTGTTACCTCCTGCTTAATATTGTTATAAGCTTTCCATACGTTAGCTTTATGTCTTTCTGTGCTTTCTTCTTCCCCCGTATCGTGGTTCATTTCATAATATTCTACTGCTACTAATAACAAATTTAAACTTGCTTCCATGTTTTTTTCTGCTATATCCATAATCTTTGCTCCCTTGTGTGTGCCAACAATTTCGTTGGTGTACCCATATTATAACAAACTTTACATACCCAATCAAACCCCACGCCCCCCCTATGCACCACTTTATAAACAAAAATATAGAATAGTATATACATACTAATTTACTCAAATAATCCAATATTTTCCCGATATCTGGGAAGGTACCCCCTTACTTTACGTATACCCCCCGGTACCTAAATAAAAGGCCAATCAAAAAAATATTTCGCAAAAAATTCTCAAAAACGCGAATGGTTCTCACTACCACATTAACTAGCTAAAGGACGTATACTACGGCTATGGAAAATATACACATATACATAGTAGGGTTTTTATTATTATTAGGTCATTGCCTTTCCCTAATTAGTTAGTTATACTCAGCAACTTATAGCTGCAATTAATATAAGGTGTAACAGCGAACACGTGAGCAAACTAAAAATACCCCAATTATCCCCGGCGGAAGAATCCGATCTTATAGATGAACCTGCGAGCGTTATGCCGCAAGTAGAATCTAACATTCGTATACCTAAGAGTAAGAAAGAAGCCATACCAGAAATGACTACTGAGCAGGAACTTAAAGTACGAACTACTACAATCAAAGAACTTTCTGATATTAAAGGCGAAGACATTACACCATCAAAAGAACACCAAGAACAAGCCCAAGAGATAGCACGAGAAATGATGACTAACAAGAAACTTAAACCAGAGTTTGCAGATTACCCTAATGGAACGATGGCATTCCTTGCGGGACTAGTAGGACAAACTAACTGCATGATAGTAGAAGAACTGGCAGACCTTAAACTTTTTGTAGTTAACAACTTTGTGCAGCTAGTAGCTATGGCTCAAAACGATAGAGATAAGATAGCTGCCTTACGCGCCATAGGCGAGATTGATGGTGTTGATGCATTTAAAAAGAAAACCGAGATTACCCACATTACCAAGTCTGGCGATGAGCTGGAGAAAGAACTTCTCGAAACAATAGAACAACTTAAGGGGACTATTATTGAAGGAGAAGTTATCGAGGACGAAGATGATAAGTAAACAAGATTTAAGTTTACTAGAAAGAGCTTTGCCTCAGATGCCGGATAAAGAGAAGCGCAAAAATCTGGCTTTACTCCAGCAATACCAGAAAGAGATGAAGAAAGAGATAGGAATAGAATCGTTCTTAGATTTCATTAAGCACGTTTATCCTGGGTATATTATAGGAGCACATCACAGACACTTAGCAGAAATCTTTCAAGACATTGCTAATGGAATTAAAAAAAGAGTCGTAGTAAACATTGCACCAAGACACGGTAAAAGTGAGATGATAAGTTATCTTGCGCCAGCTTGGTTTTTAGGGAAGTATCCAGGTAAAAAAGTAATCATGGCTTCTCACACTGCTGACTTAGCAGTTAACTTTGGACGACGTGTGAGAAACTTAGTAGGTTCCTTACCTTATAAGGAGATATTTCCAAATGTTGAACTTCAAGCAGACAGTAAATCGGCTTCTCGCTGGGGCACTAACTATAACGGTGAGTATTTCGCTATTGGCGTGGGGGGTGCTTTGGCAGGTAGGGGTGCTGATTTATTCATTATTGACGATCCTCATTCAGAGCAGGATGCTAAACAAAATAGGTCGGATGTTTTCTTACCGGCGTGGGAATGGTTTCAATCTGGTCCTATTCAGCGGCTTATGCCTGGTGGTGCTATTATTGTTGTCATGACAAGATGGTCTAAATTAGACCTTACTGGCCAGATAATGAACCAAATGACTAAGAATGATGAGGCAGACCCCTGGGAAATAGTGGAATTTCCTGCAATATTAACAGATAATAAAGGTATAGAACGCGCATTATGGCCAGAATTTTGGGAATTAGAGGAATTACAACAGAAACGTAGTGTATTAGACGTAAGATATTGGAATGCGCAGTACTTACAGAACCCAACTTCGGAAGAAGGGGCACTTATTAAGCGAGAATGGTGGAATATATGGGAAGAAGAAGACCCTCCTGCTTGTGAATTTACTATAATGACACTCGATGCAGCACAAGAGTCACATACAAGAGCCGATTACAACGCATTAACAACATGGGGCGTATTTTTTAACGAAGAAACAAATAACTACGCTATAATACTGTTAAATGCTATAAAGAAAAGGCTAGAGTTTCCAGAACTTAAGCAGTTATGTATTGAAGAGTACCAAGACTGGGAGCCGGATGCTTTTATTGTAGAGAAAAAATCGAATGGTGCAGCACTTTACCAAGAATTTAGAAGAATGGGTATTCCAGTGGGTGAGTTCACTCCGGGGAAAGGCCAAGACAAAATAAGTCGGGTAAATGCAGTATCTGATTTGTTTAGCGGGGGTGTAGTATGGGCTCCCGATAGACGATGGGCACACGAACTAATAGAAGAATGTAATGATTTCCCTGCCGGAGCTAATGATGACTTGGTGGATGCTACAACTTTAGCATTAGCTAGATTTAGACAAGGTGGATTTATAAGATTACCTTTAGACGAAGAAGATGAAATAGAAATGTTTAAAGGTCGCGGACAAAAGAGGTTATATGCACTATGAAAAAACTAAAACGAAAACTAAAAGCTATTCAAGACTATTTGTATGTGGTATGGTACAGAATTACCCGAAAAGTAGAAGAAGTCATTGATAAAATGAGGAGTAAATAAAAATGGCTGATGTAGATAAAGGTTTATATGCAGCACCCGTTGGAATAGAAGAAGCAGCAATTGATGAACAAGCTATTGAAATAGAAATAGAAGACCCTGAAAAAGTTACTATTGGTATAGG